CCAAAAACTTATTGTTAAAATTGTAGTGCTTGTTGGCGAACCAAATGTTCTACTTAAATAAGCAGTAGCACTACTTCTAAATCTTAAAGACTTAGATAATGTATAAGCACCACTTACAGGTGCTGATGTTTTAGCAGCACTAAACATTAGTAGTTCAATCCAAAAACAGAGCCATAGGTATTTGTGCCATCTTGGTAGAAGTTAAAAATATCATACTTACCAGATGTTGACGTTGCAGTAGGTGTTGTACCACCTGCCCATTTTAACGTACCACCACCAGCCCAAGTGAGCGAATAAGAACCTGAATAAGTCACAATGATGGTAAATGATTTACCTGCAGTAGAGCTGGGCAACGTAATTGTTCCATTAGCATTTAAGCTAATTTCTTGAACAGTTCCATTGGCCAAACTGATTGTGAATGCTGAACCTGCTGATGGAGCATACAAAGTCTCAACATAATTAGTAATTGTCGGATTGGTAATAGTAGGGGTGTTGTTAAGTGCAACAACAGTACCGCTACCAGATGTGGTGTAAGACGTACCCCAAGCAGAACCTGTACTATTAGCAATACCTGCACCTGGATAAACCTGCGCACTAGAAGAGGCGTTGATAGTAATGGCAGCAGAACCGTTGTAAGTCGTGCCACTGCTAAAAGTAATGTTTGTACCTGCTGTCAAGTTGGCAAGACTACCACCTAACGACACACCAGAAATGGTTGAGTTGGCAAGTTGAGCGTTGCTAATCGTACCTGACAAGTTAGCTGTTGTATAACCTGTACAGTTAGTTAACGTACCTGATGTAGGTGTTCCCAAGACTGGTGTAGTCAAAGATGGAGAGGTACTCAGAACCACAGAACCCGTGCCTGTAGATGTAGTCACACCTGTACCACCATACAGTACAGGAACAACACCACCATTCCAAGTAGCACTAGTTATAGTGCCAGGGTAACTAAATGTATTAGTAGACCAAGATACGTTAGATGGAGCACCAAAGTGGTAATCCCAAGTACCTGCTGCAACACTATTAGTCAACAAACTTATAGTAACAAAACCACCAGATTGAACTGTAGTTATTGTTGTACTAGAGTTGTTAATAACAGTTATTGTACCGCTAGATTGGTTGTTGTTAAATGTGTAAAGAATACCTGGGCTAAGAGTTGTAGCATCAGGTAACTTAAATGTTTGTCCACCAGAACCAGTGACAACATAATTAGGGGTAGAACTAGATGTTAAAGTAGTTGTTGTACCAGCAGCAGCTACGTTAGTAAATCCAGCATAAAAGATGTTACCAGTAACATTTCTACCAGCAGTTAAGTTGGCAATAGAAACGTTAACAGTTGTACCTGATTGCACAATAGGCAATACTTCAGTTCCAGCTACAGGGGTTGTTGCCCCCGTCAGTGCAGAGATTTTTGTATCAGCCATTTAATTCTCCAATTATTGAATGTTAGCAGCTTTTAGTCTAGCTCTCAAGGACTGTAGTTCAGCAACAATGTTTGCAATCATTTGCGGGGTAGAAGCATCTACAGTTTGATAAATTGGTTTTCCATCTTCATCAACTGCATTAGCAGCACCATGAACAGCATCAGGACACACAGTTTGCAACTCATCAGCAACAAAACCAACAGCATTGGTATTGGTAGCAGTCCAAGTAAATGCTCTTGGTAACAAAGCATCAATGAAAGCACCACTAGCAGTATAGGCTGTAATGTTAGATTTTAATCTTCTATCAGAAGAAGAGCCATAATTAACACCAGTACCATTGCTAGAAATAATACCTACTGTTGTGGGAGAGGATGAAGAACCATAACCAAAGTAAATCAAATTGGCTGAAGTGCTATTGACAACAGCAGCCATACAAGTAGAAGCACCAGAATAACCTTGGTAAGCAGCAAGTGTAATACCACCAGAAGTAGACTGAGAAGCATAGACAGTAGGTGCTGTAGCAAAAGAACTTTGTGAACCAAAGTAAGATGCTCCACCAGATACTTTGATGTTTTGCCAACGATAGGAATCAGAACCCAAAGATAAGGTTGCATCAGCAGATGGAATAAATGCTGTACCATACAAATAGGTTTGAGCAGAACTATTACCAATACCAATAACAGAAGTACTAGTAGAAATACCATAAGCAGTTCCAGTAGGACCTGTAGAGGTAGAACCAATGCCCAAGTAACTATTAAATGTAGATGTACCACCAATAGTAATACCACCTGAATAACTAGAGCCAGCAGAACAAACAGCTTGTAGAGTAGGAGTTGCAGCAGTAACTGTAGCCCAAGTACCATCGCCTCTTAAGTAAGTACTAGATGAAGCAGAACCTGAACCTAAGTTAGCTGTAGGTACATATCCAGACCAGCTTACAGAGATTGTTCCATTGGATGTTAATGGGCTACTAGATACAGAGAATCCAGTTGGCATTGATAGACCAACAGATGTTAAACCTGATCCAGTACCACTAGGTGTAGCCCATTGACCTTGTTGATTTAAAAACAAAGTAGATGTGCCACCAGTAGAAGGAGCAGTAATACCACCAGAAACATTGCCCCAGTAGAAATTACTTGCCAAATACAAGTTAGACCAAAAGTAACTTGAGTTACCCAAAGAAATGTTTTGGTTTGTTGCACCTGTAGTTGTAAATGGTACTAAAGCATTACTAGCCAAAGCTACTGTATACGGAGTACCAGTGCCATAACCATTTTGCATACCAATGTAAGATGTTTGGGTTGTCATGCCATAGACTGTTAATCCAGTAGCATAGTTAACTTGATTACCCAAACCCAAAGATGTTGTTGGAGATGTTGTGCTATTACAAGCAACACCAATGTTAGCAGTTGTATAGTTGTTTGCTATAACTACACTATTCAATGTGGGACTATTCCAAGTTCCATCACCTCTCAAATAGGTAGTAGAACTAGCACTACCAGTTCCTAAATTAGCAGTAGGTACTTGACCTGACCAACTAACAGAAAGAGTACCATTTGAAGTTAAAGGAGTACTAGATACTGAGAAACCAGTAGGCATAGACAAGCCTACAGAAGTTAATCCAGTACCTGTGCCACTAGGAACTACCCAAGCACCTTGGTTGTTCAAAAACTTAGTAGCATCGCCTGAAGATGTATTGGGTGCTGCTATTGTTGCATTGTTCCAATAGAACGTACCAGCTACACCCAATGAACTCCACAATGAAGCAGGAGCACCCAAAGCTATGCCACTGTTACTAGATGCTCCATTGGAGTAAGGTAAGAATGCAGCACCAGACAATAGAACGGAGTAAGTAGTAGAACCTCCAAAGTTACTTTGTAAACCAACATAGTTAGCAGTTGAAGTGATGCCATATACAGTTATACCTGTAGGAGCATTAATTTGGTTTCCTATACCAACTCCACCAATACTAGCGTTGTTGGTAGATGTGTTTCCATTAGCAATAACTTGTTGAAGAGTAAGAGAAGACCCACCTCCTGATGGTGCTGCCCATGTTCCGTCAGCTCTTAAGAAGTTAGTTGTTCCACCACCAGAGTTGGGAAACACATTATTGTAAACAGCTTTGTTTACATCATTTAACCAAGACGATGCAATGACTGTACCACTGGTAAAATTAGTTGAACTCATTCATTACCCCAAAAGAATTTTGCCACCATTTTCTTGAAGCATATAACTGCCATTCTCAAGAAGTAGGGCTGCTGAACTTGTTGTGGTGATACTAATAACACCATACTTTGTATTTGTTACGCCATATTGGTTTACGTAACTAGCAATAGCTGGTACGTAAGAACCATATAGGTCGTTAACAACAATACTCATTTATACACCCATAATAACTTGAACAGTTGCACCAGTACCAGAGATAGCAGATACGTTAACACGTACCCATCTCCAAGGAGCAATTGTTGTAAAGCCATCTGTGGCTGTAGTAGTACCAGACAAAGTAATTGTGCTCATGGTAATCCAATTTGAACTGGTACCATTAGCAGTAGCATCTTCATTGGTTACTTGGATAGCTATTGTAGCTCCCACAGTACCTGTACCATTGATAATGCCTTGAAAACTACTGTAAGGACTTTCTTTATAAATGGGAGAAGACGCACCAGTTGCTGTTGCTGAGTTCACACCACTAAAAGCAAAGTAGCGAGGTTGCTCACCACTTTTGATAAATACGTCACTCATTTCATACTCCCATTTTGCTTACATCTAGCACAATGAAGAACGATCCTGTACCTTTAAATATCATATCAATTTCGTGACCAATTAGTCCACTAACCCATCCTAAATCAATTTTACTTCTACCTTCCAAAGGAAGAACATAAGGTTGATTACGATAGGTAAGTAATACTCTTAGACCAGTTTCAACCATAAACACAGTTGCATCTAAACGAATATTACTTGGGTTTCCAGCTAATCTTTTAATGTCAACAATATCAAATACAGAATCGTCTTCGTGTTTGATAGTACCTGTTACTAGGAACACAGTATTTTTGCCACCATCACTAACGATGGAAACATTAATACTGTCTTGCGTAGCTTCGTGTACTAGTTTACTGTGCAATTTATTTTCCTTAGTTGTACTCAGAGCCAACTTGGAAACTATCAATAAACATAATGTTGGTAGCATTGGTATTCAATGCGTAACCAGCAGCAGCATTAATAGCAACCATAGGCATGATGTTGTCAAAAGTTCCACTTGCAGGAGTTACTGGAGCAATAGAAGATGTCATAGAAGCATTGGTAGCAAAGAAAGCATTACCACTAGTAGCAGTACCTCCAGCAGCTAAAGATGTTGTTCCATCTTGTCCAATAGACAACACTTGCTTGCCATTAACACCAAAGTAAAAACGACCTTTACCATCATAGTAGAAAGAGAGGTCTAACCAATGGTTAACCTCATTGGTAAAAGTTGTGTACCCTGTACCACCAACGTGAACAATGTAAGGAGCATACAAAGAACCACTTTGTGTTTGGCAATACAGTTGTGAGTAAGGACTGCTTCCATTAGCACCAGTAGCACGAACTAAAGGAGCTTGAGCGTAGCCAGAACCTGCTGCATTTACAGCAACACTAGTATATTTGTTAGAACTACCAGCAGTAGTCAATGTACCTACAGTAGAGCTAGTGTCTCCATAGATACCACTTGGTTTAGCTAAATCAGCTACGTTGTTAATAATGGTTGTAACTGTAGAACCAGTTAAACCAGTGTTTTTAATAACAAGATTAAGAGCAGTTCCACCAGCAGCTTTTTCTAGATACACACCATTGGCAATAGTACCTGTTGTATCAGACACATCAAACAAACCATAACGAGCTACAGTAGTAGAGTCAGATAAGAATGTAGAGTTGTGTGCTACTTGAATATTAAACCACAACTGGTTACCAGGAATAAACTGAACAGCTTGTCCAGTAGAACTATTACCATTAAGAGCAATAGCAGCTTTACCACCAGAAGCAGTAGTAACAGCAAGAGATGTAATACCACCATTAAATCCTGTAAGACCAGTACCAGCACCAATAGATGCAGTAGTGTTAGTCACAGTGTAGCTAGAAGCTACATAAGGATTCATTTCAAATGTAACAACACTTGATTGAGTGGGATTAGGAACATTGGGGAATGTGCTGAGAACGCTATTAGTCTTGGTTACATAAGTACTAATGCCAGCAGGGAAACGGGTAGGTGCTACCATTTAAAACTCCTTTGACGTTGTTAAAAACAACGCTCTGAATTAACAGAGCGTCATTGGATATTTGGATTGTATACCAAATTACATTTTCTTTTTCATCATTTTTTTAGCAGCAGGTGCCATTTTCTTGGCAGCCATCTTCTTCATAGCTTCACCAGCACCTTTTTTTGTTGCTGGTTCTGGGCGCTTGCCCTTCATTTTAGACATTTCGTAAGCCATTTAAATACTCCTTTGGATTAAAAGAAACCCCCACCTTTTAGGATGGGGGCTGTTACTAGTAACAATTAGGGACCATTAACGCCCCACACAGCACGGGGATCAGACCAACCAAACGAATAACGCTCATAGCCTTTGGCTTTAGCATTCATCGTGTCATAGTCATTGTCTTGATCAAACATGATGGCGTGACGTTCGTAGTACTTCATACCAGTACCACCAGGAATGGTGTTACGGATAAACCAAGCATGGGGGCTTGTGAAGTAGTGGTTTACTTTAAAACCACCTGGAATGTAATTACCAGACTTAATGACGTTGATGTCATTGTTGGCATTACCTGTTTGGTAGCTAGAGTGAAGAATGCGTTGAGCATTAAACACTTCTTGACGAGCAATGTGCAAATCTTTGGGTTGAATAGCGACTAGCAAACCACGATCATTTTGTAGACCCATGATTGCAATACACGCATCTTCCAAAGCAGCTTCTGACAAGTCAACGTCAACTGTAGGCTTGTTAGCAAATGTACCACCCGTAGTATTGGGGTGAGCAGTTGAACACATAGCCACACCATCACCACCAGCGTAAGTGTTGTTAAATGCACGATTGTACACATTAGCAGCAACGTTTTCTTTGGTTTGACGGAAAGACATAGCCAAAGCAGCAGAACGCTTCTTGGAAACAACTTCATACAAGTTGTCATCCATTTCTTCCTTGGTCACAATGTAACCCATTGCATACGCAACGTGCGTATAGCGAGTTACAAAACCTTGGATTTCAGAATCGTACTGAACCCCAGCACCTTGCTCTTTAACGGGTACTAGACCAAAACCTGTTAATTGAACATCTTCCTCGTAGTTTTGGTGCGATGTATCTTTATCAAACAACGCAGTGTACTCTTCGGGATGCTCATTGTAGGTTTGTCCCCACCATGCTTTAATACCAGGCCATAACGCCTTCGGATGGGAGCCTGTTGTAATTACACCAGCCATGTTAATTCTCCTTTATTTAACAGATTAAGCAGTACCAGCAGCTTGCTTGTACAACTGTTTGTTCAAAACAACGTTTACTTTGGCATAAGCACCAGCAGCGTTATCTGAACGTTGAGCAAAACCAATAACCAAGAATGGCAATTCAAGCGAACCACTTGTACCCAATGCGGTAACAGTAGAAGCTTTTAAAGTCAAACTAGATTGTGGTGAAGATTGTGACAATGAGTCAGCAGCGGTGTAGTTACCACCAACAGCTTTCATAACGTCAGCTAAAGCATAAGTATCAGCTTGTGCTTCATATACAACGTTAGGATCAGTAATCACATAGATATAGCGCAAGCCAGAACTTTGAGACAAGTAAATTTTACTCAAATCAATGTTTGTACCTTGCAAGCTAACACCAGGATCAGCAGGACGAATACTAACAATAACGCCCAAAGGCAAGCTAGTGTCAGCAGTCATTTTAGTTACATAAGCAATACCATTTGTGTCTGAGCCACCAGCATACGTAACAATATCGCCAATGGCGTAAGTGTTAGTAGCATCGTTAGCCACAGCAAACAATTGACCTTGCTCGTTATAGGCTGCACCAGTTACAGTTCCAACTGGAGACAGACCACGAGGGCGGGATACATTAGCCATTTAAGACTCCTTGTAAATTAATTAAGTTTAATACCATCTCTAGGAATATAAAATCCAGAATTGTCTCCTGTGATCTTACCCTTCCTAATTGAAGCGTCAATCATGTTGTTCTTAGCTTGAAGTGCGGCTTGATCTTCCTCATACCATTCTTGCCGAATCTTCATTAAATATCCGTATTGCTCTGTGCCTTCAGCACGGGGATTTACAAGATATCTAATTCTTTCTCCAAGGTCACCATTACGGCTAACTACATTTTCACTTACACCACCTACTTCTTGTGGGGCAACAAATTCATATCCGCTGTCCAAAGCTTCTTGGATACGACCACCAGTATCTGTTAGGATGTGGAGGTGATAACCATCAATTTGGTGTCTTACACTTAATTTGGCTTCTGTGCCATTAAAAGTGTTTCTACGTTTACGAGTTGCACCATCTGACGCAGCAGGGGGAGCTAATTTTCTTTCTCTTAAAGCTTCTTGTCTTTCAACTTTTTCTTCATATGTTAGAGCACGTGGCATGGTAGTTTTCCTTTATAAATTAATTAAGACCAATCGAAATCTGCGACATATTGTTCACGAGTCATAAGCTTTTGCTTTACAAAACGATCACAAGCTGCTTTAGCTTCCGTAGGTAAGTTGTCATAAGTTTGGGCATTGCTACCACTTCTACTTTGACGACCCGACCCAGATTCGACCCTACTGGCAGGAGATTGTTTCTTCCCACCAAATCTATTAGGAAACTCTTCTGCTAACACTTCATCTAGCTTATCAAGAAACTGCTGTCCTTTTAAAGTTGGAAATTCCAACCTAAGACTCTCGCCTATTCCATTGACAATACTTGTCATTCTTTTATCTTCACCAAACCAGGTGTTCTTATCTAACCAGGATTGTAGTCCAGGTTCAATAGTAGGTGCTAGTGGTTCTGTTGTTTTAACAACATCTGCATCTTTAACGGCTTGTTTTGCTTCTTTAAATTCTTCTTTGGCTTGATCCAAAGCGTCATCTAAAGCATTTACTTTCTGTCCATCCCCATCACTAATAGCTTGGGCACGGCTTTCTTTAATCTGTTTAATCCTATCTTCGTACTCTTGGGCTTTGCGTTCATAAGCATCTTTTTGGAATCGTTTAAATTCCTCCGCTGCTTCTTTAAACTCTTTAAGCTGTTCTTTAGTTGCTTGTAAATCTTTAACAAGGTTTTCGTTATTCTTTCTAAGAATAGGAAGAATCTCTCGACCACGTTTTACAAAAACATCAGCGTCTACCCAATCGTTTTCATTACCACGAAATCGTTCTTTTGGAACCCAACCTTGAGATTCAGCTTCATGCCGAATGTCATCAGCTATTTCGTTACTAGTAACATTTTCTTCGCTCATATACTACTCCCTGTTAAAAATGGTGTCAACTTAAGTTTTAGCTAAATACGGGTCTACAAGATCAACATCAGCATCCAAAGTGCCAGTAATGTCTTTGTCATTAACCATTCGGTACTGATTACCATCTCTACCCAAGTAAAGAAGACCAGCATATTTGGCAAAGATTATTTTGTCACCAACCTTACACCAAGGTGAAGGTTCGTCTGCGTAACATTGGTCACCCATAGCTACAACAACTCCAGTTGTGTTTCCCATTTGTTCTCTAGCTTCGGTTGCTTCTGTAGTTAGGATAATCCCTCCTTTAGAAACTTTTTTAACTTCTTGTGGCTTAATAAGAACTCTCCAGCCTACTGGGTTCATTCCTGATTCATTAATCATTTTTTACCTCAAACAAATCTGTGTACTCTAAATTAAGAATGATGGCAATTGCTCGGCATCTTCCTTTAACTTCTTCCTCGGAATCAAAAGAATTGTTAATCAATCCTTCTTTCATCATTTCTCTGTCATTCAATAACATCTTAAACAGACGTTTTGTAACAGGGTGATGTTTCCATTCTTCAAAATTATCTTGGCTTACTGCTTCCAATTTACTCTCCTTGTTAACTTACATCATAGGAGGCATTCCTTGTGGTTGACTAGGCATTTGAGCTTGACCAACTTCAGGAGACTCCTCCATCTTACTTTTCATCATCGTATCGTAAACTTGATTCATAGTTGTGATAGCACTGATGACACCTTCTCTACGCTCACGTTGCAAAGCAATTTGAGTGTTGATTTCTTGAATACGCATTTTCTCACCTTCAGTAGCAATACCAATCTTAATGGCCTCTGCTTCTGCTTCTAGCTTTTGAATTTGTGCTTGGTTAAGTTCTGCTTCGCTCATTAGTTTTAACAAAGCCATCTTCATAGTCAATTGATCAGAAGCTTGTTTGGCTTGTTGTTTGAGTTGTTCAATTTGAACTTTAGGATTGACTGGTGGAGGTACAGCATTGGGACCTTTTGGATCAGGAAGAATCTTCTCAATGTTTGTAACCTTCATAGCTTTTAAGAAGGTGTACTCTGCCTCATACCTGTTATATAAACCTGGAGTAGCAGCAACCCTTTGGGCTATTGCAGAAGCTTGGTTTAATCTTTGTGCATCAGAAGTGATACTAGGATCAGCCGTTGGCATAACATCAGTAACGGGACCTTCGTAGTCAGTAGCCAAAATCATTCCTGTAGATTTAGCATCTGAAACAAAAGATGTGTCTTCAGTAATAAAGATTTGATTTAAACGATACAGCTTTCTAAACTCTTGTTTAAGACTTCTGTGAGTACGTTTAAAGATACCATTAAATATCTTCATCCCTTGTTCTGCCATAGTGCGAGTAGTCTCAGCAGGAGTATTTTGACCAGGGTTTTGACCCGTCATAATATCTACAGCACCACCAATTCGTTCACCATAGTTGATCAACAAGCTTAACAAAGTAAACATCACTTGAGATGGTTCTCTAACTGGCAAAGGAACAATTCCTTTACGTAAGTCATCTCCAGTAGTGTCTACATGCTTCCACTCCATAGGATTGAAGGAGTAGTTACCACCACGTAGCTTGATACCACGGCTAAGAAAACCACCAGCGGTGTTAGATAGTGTTCCAGCATCAACAAGTTGGTTGATGATGGTGTTGATTGATTCGTTAAGCGGTCCAAGTAAAACTCCAAAGCCTAGGTCATAGAATCCACCATCAGGAGATGGAATAAATGGATATTTAGTAAAATACTGTTCACCCTTAATACTAAGGATAGTTCCTTCTTTGTTACGCTCTACATCATTACCAATGTATCTAGCAACAATACGGGCAACCTTTTTGTTGTCTCTACGAACAAATACAATGTAGGGTTCAGCGTAACCATCGTCATCAAAGTCTATGTGGCAATGTTGCTCAATGATTTCAATAGGGGTACTAGAATCATTTGGCTCTGGAGGCATCAAACCTTGAGCTTTGTCTTGAGCTTGCTGTAAGGGATTACCCGTAGCAACCATGAATTGTTGTTGACGACCTTCAGATACATCTAACCAAAGTCCACGAGCTACACGCTCATAGATTTCATTTTTAGACATCTGCAATCCGTGAGACACACGATCTGCTGTTTCTAAACTCTTAGTCCAATAGTTAACTACCAAGTCTTTGGCTAAAACATTTTCAGAAACATTGTGTTTACAAATGGGGTCATAATAAGTTTTCTTAAAAGCACAACCAATGATAGGTTGGGTAATAAGAACCTTGTCCATTTCTGATTCCCAGTCTTCGTCTTCTTCTAGAAGCTGGTAGGACATATGTTGTTCTACACGAGTAGAACGCAAAGCTTTTAATCCGTCTTTGTCTTCTCCAATGACTCTACATTTAACAGGCAAGTCACTGTCAATAAGTACAGGATAGCTGCGAGCATGGTATTGCAATGCAGCAATAGTAATAAGGGGGAATTTAACGTTAGAGGCATTAGCCCAAGGAAAGTTTTTAGTCTCAGCTACTTGTAAGGCTAGTTTGAGAGAAGCTTCTGTACGTTGTTCCCAACTGGTACGAGACATTAAATCATTTTCAAAGTCTCTAACCACCTTCATACCAATGGTTTCTAAGTCATGGTCACAAAGCAGAGTAGCAATATTGCTCTCATACATGAGGTCATTAATATTAAATTTATCTTTTAAGTTCATACTTTAGTACCCACATATAGCAGAGCGACCAGATTCTAACGCATTATTTTCTCGAATATAAGCCTCGTACTCTTCTTCTTCGACTTCTTTGTCGGTAGGAGCTTCCCACATTTTATCAAGCATCAATCCCAAGTAAGCCCAAGCATCAACTTGGTCATCATGTTTATCACGAGGAAACCTGAGAAGCTCATCTTCAAAGTTTTGATACCAGTCAGCGTCCTTATCGAACTTACAAGCCCCACTTCTCATTCGAGCTTGGATACTCCTAGCACGAGTTAATTTATCACCGCTTGGTTTTAATAAAACAGTATTGATAAACTCACCACGCTTAAGCATCTCCTCGTTGAGATAGGGTCCTATAGCTTTCTGAATAGTACCTTGTTCAAGTCCAAAGAGTACGGGCTTATAAATCTTTTGGATCATTAGGATTGTATCCACAATTTCCAAAGCGTCCATACGTTCTTTTATTACGTGCTTGCAGTACAAGCGTCCTTCATTGTCCATACCCCCTACAACAAAAGCAGAATAGTCTGCCCGTTGAGATTGGGATACAGCCAAGTCACAGGTGGCATAGTACACCAAATTCTTAATTTGGTCTTCCTGTTTCATAGGAATGAAATCAGTTTTTTTAAAGAAAGTGTCTGTAACATCCAAGGGAATATTCAACATTTCTTGAGAATAGACATCTGCCAGTCCTTGCCTTACGTAATCGTCTTTCTGGAGTTTAAATTCTTCAGCAGATTTCATTTCAGGCCATAAAAGAGTTTTAAAGTCGTCTGTATGAGCACGATACTTAATTGACCTCCAAGGTAACTTATTAAGGGCATATTCTTTTAAATCTTCTTTGACTAAATGCTTTACACCCCTATGGCTACCCAACTGAGAACTTGGCATTAAGTTTTCTAAAAGACTATCCAAATGTAGTATTGTTCCAACAATCCTAATCTTTCCAGAAGAACTGACACAAGGAATCAAAGCTCCATAGAACCACCTTTTGAACTTCTGTCGTCTATCCTTGTTCATTACAATCTCGTCATTTTCCATATCATCCCCAATGATAAGGTCTGGACGAAGGTTAGCCCACTTTAAACCCCTAAGTTTTTGTTCGCTACCTTTTGCTTGTATACGGAATGTCCACCCATCTTCCATCTCTACAATCAAGTCATCCTCGGTATCTTTGGCAAACTCTTTGATTGAAAATAAAGAACGTAAATCATCATTCTCTAGCATCTCCTTCTTAATATCTCCTAAGAACTGAACAGCTTGGGTTACAGTGTCTGAGACAATAAGAACATATCTGGACTCCCTAAAGAGGACAGATGCTAGTGTGTAAGCATGGGTTACTGCTGTACTTTTAGCGTGATACCTAGGTGCTGCTATGGCTACTTGTTTGCTGTTACTAGTAACAAGGTCCCATATTTCTTTATGAAAGTCAGGAGTAGGAGCTGGTTTATCAAAGTTCTTCCTCAACACAGAGTTGACAAAGCCCTCCATTACGGAGGCATTAAGCTTCGATACTGGTGGTGTTGGGAGTGACATCTACAGCTTCTATCTCTATGGTGTTAGCCCTAGCATTGGCAAACCTAGCAAACTCTTCTGAGAGTTTAAGTAACCTGCTATCAATGGTTTTCTCAACTTCTTCCTTAATAGGGTTTTCATTGAGCTTTTGTTGCTTAGTCAACAATTCTGTTGTGATCTTTAAAGCAACATGAGCTTTAATGGGGATACGAACAATCTCTCCAGTCTTCTGATCAAACTGAGCATCCCCCAAGTCAATACGATCCTCAGTAGCCTTTAAAGCCTTTTGGATAACCCTTTTAAGGTTAGAGTCCATCTGCTGAACATCTTCAGACTGAAGCTGTAAGGAATAGTCTTTAAACCAATCCATAGTCTTCCACATCTTAAGAGTCTGTAAGGGTATACCCGTAACTACAGCAGTCTCTGCCATATTACCTAACATGAGGTAAGTACTGACAGCTTCAAGCTTCTGGTTCTGTGTCCAGATTGATCTTTTGTATCTACGATCTTTAGAAACTTTTCTTTTCATTTTTTAGCAGTCTTAGCAGAGTCTTTAAAAGCTTTGGCAGTAGGAGCACCCTTAGTGCCTGGTGTACGCATCTTTTCCCCAGAACCTTTGGCTATCCGTTTCTTTTTGGCATGGATATTGGCATAAAGACCTTTGGGATTGGTTCCTGTAGATATTGGCATTTTTAACACTTCCACTTCTTTAGGGCTTTGTTAATTCTTGAATCAGGGTCTTTAGCCTTGGCAGTACCTGTCAGTTTCTTCTTCATTCCACCCATACGGGCACAGAAAGAATCTTTACGAGAACCACCTTCTGGTTGTGGAGGTTTAAGGTTATGTCCTTCTTTTTTGGCAGAAGCTCTGCCTTTAGCATTGAGTCCACCTGAAGGAGATTTACCTTCTTTACGTTGCCAAGCTCCAGCCATAATACTTTCCTCCTATTAATTTAGACTGTATCATACTTCTAGAAAATATATTTTGCAAATATATCAAAAATGAATACTTTAGTGGACTTGACAAGGTTTTTTGATTTGAGAGATACTGCGTGCAGTTCTTTTTTCTTTTACTGTTTTCTTTTTTCTGGTCAGGTAGGGAATATACAGTAGGTTTGATACAGATGTTATTAAGAACATATATGTGCGAGTATCGTAGATACGAGCACCAATAGAAGACACTAGCCCTACGGGTGTACATAGTCTTAACAACCCCCTCTTGTTTAAAAATATGCAAAAGGGTTATAAATGTTGATAAACCCCTATTAACATTAAAATAATTTCCCCCCTACCCACCTACAACATAGCAATATTAGCTATAAATACAA